ATTTATCTGCAGCACCTTTTGCACTTGCTTCTAGTAACGGTTTAATTGATTCCAAAGTTATTTCTTCTGTAGTTTCATTAAATGCTATATTCTTATCACCATATTTAATATAAAGACCAAATGGTCCCTTACTCAAATAAACTATTTTTTTATTAAATGTTCCCAAGTCCATTGGATATTTCAAGAGGAGTAAAGCGTCTTCTAATTCTATGTCTTCTGGATTATCTGTCTTAACTGAAGCATATTTCCATTTTTGTAAATCTTTAGATTCTAGTCTTTTAACATAAGGACCATATTGACCAGAACCATAATAAATTTCTAATCCAGTAGCTTCATCAATTCCTAGTAATTTATCCCCATTGCCAATAGTTGGATTTTCTTTTACTTCTTTACCTAATTTAATACAAATAGGATTAAATAATTCATAAAACTGTTGTAGTACATTATACCATTTAGCTTTTCCTTCAGCAATTTTGTCTAAATAGTCTTCGAAATCTGCAGTAAACTTTATTTCCATAACTGGTAAAAAGTTTTTAACCAAGAATTCAACAATCTTATTTCCAATTGCCGTAGGAACTAATTTTTTATTTTCTTTTCCGACTTTAACCTTCTTAGTTGATTCTTTAATAGTCATATTTTTATTATTTGTTAATTCTAGATTATTTGAATCTTTCTCTACACCATCTATATTTTTAATCTCTACATATTTCTTTTCTATAATCTTACTAATAATAGATGCATAAGTTGAAGGTCTTCCAATTCCATTTTTCTCTAGAAACTTAATAAGCCCAGCTTCATTATATCTCAAAGGTAGTTTAGTATATTCTTCAGATACTTTAATCTTATTCATATCAATCGTATCCTTTTCTTTAATCTCTATTTTACCTTTAACAGTTTCATCTTCTTCACTACTGTTATCGTATAATTTTAAAAACCCATCAAATTCTATATTTTCTAAAGTAGATATAAAATTATATTGCTTTTTCTTAAATTCAAGTAGAGATACTTTATTCTTTTGAGCATCAATTGAAATAGTTTGAACATTCACTTTTGCATTAGCCATTTGACTAGCAACGGTTCTTTTCCAAATCAATTGATATACCTTGTGTAAATCACCTTCTATTCCTTCAGGGTCAGATTTATCAATTATAGTTGGACGAATTGCTTCGTGAGCTTCTTGAGCACCCTTACTCTTGGATGAATAAGTTTTAGTATCAGAATACTCTTTGCCATATTCTTTCTCAATATACTTTTTACAAGCCTTTAAAGCATCTTCAGATAAATTAGTTGAATCAGTTCTCATATAAGTAATTAATCCAGCTTCATATAACTTTTGAGCAGCATCCATAGTTCTTTTAACTGCAAACCCCAATTTAGTTGAAGCATCTTGTTGTAGTGTAGAAGTAATAAAAGGAGGAGATGGTTTTCTTGTTGATTGTTTATTTTCAACAGTTATAACTTTAAAAATAGTTTCTTTATCAATAGTTTTCAAAAAAATTTTAGCATCTTCAATAGTCTTAAATTGATAATTTAGAACACCATTAAATTTAGTATCTTTTATAGAAAAGTCAGCAGTAGTTTTTAGAAATGGTTCAGAAATAGCATCAGCAATTTCTTTTTCTTTATCAACTAAAATTCTAATAACTACAGACTGAACTCTTCCTGCACTATCTCCGACTTTATAATTCCATAAAATAGGACTAATTTTGTAACCCATTAATCTATCTAACAAACGTCTGGCTTGTTGTGCTTCTACTAAATCTTCATTAATTTGTCTGGGTGTAAGTAGAGCATCCGTTATTGCTTTTTTAGTAATTTCGTGAAAAACAATTCTTTTGGGGTCTTTTAGTTTTAAAACTGTTCTAAGACTTCCTGCTATAGCTTCTCCTTCTCTATCTTCGTCAGAAGCTAAGATAACTTCTTTACATTTAGCAGCTAAATCTTTCAAGTCTTTTACTACATTCTTTTTGTCTGGAGAAATTATATAGTTAGGTTTAAAGTTATTTTCAATATCAATTGACATCGTCTTTTTATCTAAATCTTGAACATGACCAATTGATGCTTTGACAATATATTCATTTCCTAAGTATTCATTAATTTTTTTAATCTTACCAGGAGATTCTACAATTACTAGAGTTTTTGACATTTATTAATTAATTTAATAATATAATTTATTATTAACTCAATTTTTATTTTTTTTAATTAAATATTGATACATCTCATTATCTGCATTTTTAATTTTAGTACCATCTATTAATAATAATTGACAAGGTAATTTATTATCATTATTCATATAATTTAAAGAATTTAGTAAATTTAATTCATCTAATTTTTTAATAGCATCAAAATTTCTATATTCTACAGCGTAATGTAATAAATTACCTTTTTTATTTTTTAATTTTAATAAATCTTTATTAATAAAATTATTAAAGATTCGTTTAGAATTATGCTTAATTGCAAAATGAATAGGTGTTTCATTATCATTATTAAGTGTATTTATATATAATTTATATGTATTTACTAAATAAAAAAATATATCAAAATAATCATATATAGCAAGTATATGTAAAATAGTATTACCATTAAAATTTTTTATACTTATAATATCTTTATTTATTTTACCACAAATAAATTTTACTAAATTTAAATCAGTTCTATTAAATAATATAGAATTTCCAGTGACTTTACTTATTTTATTTATATCACAACCCTTATTAAATAAAAATTCAAATATTGTTTGATTTTCACAAAAATATAATGCATTATAATCATAAGCATTTACATAATTAATTGGCACCTTAATTTCATTTATCAAATATTCAAATAGTTTAATTTCATTACAATTATTATATAATAAATATTGTACTATATTTGATTTATCATCAAGATAAGTTTCATTTATATCTAGACCATTTTCTATATATTTTTTAATATTTATAAAAGTTTTGTTAGCAATTTCAATTTGTAATAATGATTCTCTTGATTTATTAATATAATCTATTTCGTTACTAATTTTTATTTTTTTAAATAAAGTTAAATGAGTAAATACTTGTAGATTATTACTATTTTTAATTATTATTTCTTGATTATCTAATGAATAATATTTATTATTTTTTTGATTTTTAAAAAATGGTTGCATAAAAATACTCATATTAATAACTGGAATATAATCTAAATTTTGAAGATAAACAAATAAATATTTTTTCCAATCAAAATCTATAAATCCGTGATTATTGTCATAAAATAATAATTTTCCATTACATTTTAAAAATCCAGTTACATGATTTACTTGATTAGAATTGATAGAAGAATAGTTAGAAATTACTTTGATAAAGATAACTTCATCTAAATTCTCTTTCATTAATTCATCTATTGGTTTACCTTTTGCAATAATAATATTTTGATTATCTAATAATATTATTGATAATAAAGTATATAATATTACTTCATCGTAATATAATCCACCGTGATTTTCATCTTTTAAGTCATGTGGTATTTCTTTATTTCTGGTTATTTCTAATCCAACTATTGCACCTTCCACACCTAATCTTAATGAGTTTGAAAGTACTTTATTTGGGTCTTTCAAATGACATACATCTAAAACATTACATTTTTTAGGTTTAACTTTAATAGAAGGGTCAATTTGAATATAATGACATAGTCTTTCTTGTAATATTCTGATATATTCAATTAATTTTAATTTTAAATCATTAATTCTTGTTTTATAAACATAAGGTAAATATTTATCTCTACCCATTATAAATGCAAACTCAACAATTTCTTCAGCTGTTAGATTCCATAATTTTCTTTGAACTTGAATTTTACATTCATCTGAAAAACAAAAAAAAGTTTGTATTGTATCATTCCAACATTCTCCTTGATGTTGTTCAAAACCTTTTTTATCGCAATAGGTATAACTAGTATAATCTTTCTTATAATTTTCTAGTAAATTATTTAATTTTATATATTTTGATTTATATTTCTTATATTTATAATATGTATCCATTAAGATATATTATAAAAAAATTGATTATTATACATTTTTGAACCATTTTATATATTTAATGCAATTTACACTAAAAAACAATAAACTTAAGATTGATAATGGAGACCACTATTACACCGGTGATATCTCATCTGAAATGTTCCCCGAAGAAATTAGAGATAATTATGAAGAAATCGTTAATCAATCATTTGAAAACTATTCTGATGATAAATATTCAGTTTCTATTGTTAATAATTTTGATGTTACAGCCCCCAGTTTTACTATTAATTTTCAATACAATCTAAAACCATTTACATTTAAACGTAATATTCTAATTCCTGTAGTATATCATCTCAAGGATTTTCAAGATTATACAAATGAAAGGATTGAAAAGTTAGATAAGGAAGTTGCAACCCTTCGGAGTTTGGTTGAATCTCTACTAAATAAAAATACAATTGATGATGAAGAAGATAGTGATTTGGAAGATAATGATAGCACTTTGAGTGAAGATGAAATTGTTGAAGTACCAGTGAAGGGAGGTAAGAGAGTTCCGGTAGTAGTTCAAATGAAGGGTCTAGACCATGAAGGGTCTGTAAGGCCTTTAGGCCGTGGAAAACAAGTTGTAGCTAAAAAGTAACTTAAAATTAATTTATGATTATTATTAATGAAATATTCAGATTACTCTAGAAAAGTATTGATTAGCACAATTGAATTAAAAAAAATAAAATTATTAGAAAAATATAAGAAACACGGATTTGTTTGGATTCGTAAATTAAACCAAAAATCATTTGAAAATATTGTGAGAAATCCAACTATTGGATGTATTGTAGAATTATTTATAATATGGCAACCACATTGTGTTCCTATAGATTCTCCTAAAGCAACAAAATTAATTAATAAATTATGTTATTTTTAAAATGGATAGGATGAAAAATATTTAATGAGTTTAATTAAATAAATTTATATATATTAAATTAATATGAATTTAATATATGCGTGCGTATTTTTAAATAAAGATCAATTGGATTTGTTAAAATTATTTTTGTTTAGTATTAAACTTTATTCTAATATAGAAGAAATTGTTATTTTAACTAGTCCTGATTTTGTAGATGATTTAAGAAAAATATCAATAGATTTTAATATTAATATTAAAACATTAATTACCACTTGTAATACTGTTGAAGATTCAATGGTAAATAGATATAAAATATTTGATTATCCAGAAATTGACAAGTATTCAAAAATACTATATTTAGATTTAGATATTATAATTCAAAAAAATCTTGACACTTTATTTAATCTTGAAATAGAAGATAAAATTTATGCTGTACCACAACCTAATACTAAAATTGAATCACCTCATTTTGGATCTCAATTATTTGATTTTACAAAGATTAATAAAAATATGATAGGAATCAATGGTGGTGTTCTTTTATTTAAGAATACTATTACTATGCGTTCTTTATTTACTACAATTTTAAATCATCGAGATGAATTAGCTAGTAGAAATATTAAAATATTAATTATGGATCAATGTCTTTTAAATTATCATGGATATACCAAAAATTTATTAGGTCCTAATATTCTTTCTCAATATATTAATTTAGCACATCCTTTAGAAATTCCGGTATCTCCAGGAAAAACCAATGATATAATTATGAATCATTTTTATGATAAGGGAAATTTACCAAAGATTCAAAGATTAAAATATCATCTAATGCATCTTTTAAATTTATTAATAGATAAATCACCAATTTATAATTTAGAAAAACATATTGTTTTAAAACAATATAAATGGAATGGAGGTAATTTAATTTTCGATCACGAAGGTATTTTAAGAACAACTTGGGGAATGGGTAGATATAAAATTATTAGTGATTACATTGCTATAGCTAATTGGTCTGGAATAAATCATACTATTATATTTAATAAACTTTATAATAACTTTTTATCAATTAATAACAACACTGGTGAATTTAATACTCATAATCAAAATACTATTTTAAAAGAATCTATACCTGAATCTCCTCAATTAAATAAATCACTTGTATATTTCTGTGTTTTTTATCAAAAAGGATATGCAGATTTACTTGAATATTTATTAAAATCATTAAAGCTTTTTTCAAATTATGATTCTATTGATTTATTAGTATTTACATCTGAAAATTTAGTTAATTATATTCAAAAAATAGCAGATAACCTTGATTTAAAAATTAAAATAAAGCTATTTGATTTTAAAACAATGCACGAAGCAGGATGTGCACGTTTACATATTTTTGAATATGAAAATATAGATGAGTATAGTAATATATTATATTTAGACACTGATATTATTATACAAGATGATTTAATGAAATTGTTTGACTGTTTGAAAGAAGATAAATTATATGCTAAAAATGAATATGATATTCATGGTTCTGGTCATGGTGGATTATTTTTTGATTTTAATGATTGGAATCCAAAACAATCATCTTTTAATTCTGGTGTATTATTATTTAAAAATTCAATTAATATGCGTAAATTATTTAATACTATTAATAATCATATTGCAATTTTAAAGACAAAAGATTCATTATTACCGGAATGTATGGACCAATCTTTTATTGCTTATCATTTTATTAAAAACAATATGTGTAATTTAGAAGATATATCTAATTATATTTATTTAGCAGAAAAAACATTACCTCCTGAATCTAGTAATGTTATTATAACACATTTTATTTGGCCTATTGGTAATTATGCAAATAAATTAGAGCGTATGAAAAATTATTTTAATAAAATATCAAATAAATTAACTGAATTATGTTTATTAGGGGGAAAATATTGTGTGGATAAAAGTCCAGTGTTTCAAAGACATACTTATACACCTCAATATCACAAGTTATTTTCTAATATTAAAAATCAGGTTAAATTATTATTAGAAATAGGCATAGGAAATATTCCATTAATGCAAAGTCTAACTAATAATGATTATAAACCAGGAGCTAGTTTAAAAATGTGGCGAGATTATTTTAATATTAATAATACTCAGATTATTGGGTGTGATATATTAGAAAATGTTTTATTTACTGATGAAAGAATTACTACATTTCAAGTTGATCAAAATAATGTAGAATCATTAAATTCATTAATTACAAAAGTCAAAAAGATACAAGAATACGCTGATATTATTATTGACGATGGCTCTCATCAAGAACAACATATGATTACTTCATATAATGAATTATGGAAGTTATTAAAACCAAAAGGTATTTATATTATTGAAGATATTAATTCATCATTTATAGATAGAATAATTAATCTTAATAAAAAAGATTGTATTTATGTTCATCGTGGAATTAATACAATGGATAATTTTGTTGCATTTAAAAAAAATAATCTAAGTTCTTAATATGGAACCCCAAACTATTTCTGAATATGTAAGATTTTTCTTTACATTACAATTAAATATAAAAATGTATCACTGGAATACAACCTCTTATTCTAGACATAAAGCAACTGATGAATTTGGTGGAAAATTATTAGGATTAGTTGATAAATTTGTTGAAGTATTTATTGGAAGATATAAAATAAAACCAAGCCCCTGTAATATTGTAATATTTAAACAATATATGAATGATTCAGGTTCAGAAAATTTATTAATACAAGCAAAAGATTATTTAGAAAAAATACAATTGAAAGATAGTGATTTATTAACTATCAGAGATGAATTATTAGCTGAAGTAAATCAAACTTTATATCTATATCAATTAAAATAAACTAATATTATATAATGAAATATATAATATTAATAATTATTATTTTACTTTTTTTCCTTTGTAGTGAACAAGTAGTTGAAAACTTTCAAAACGATGATTATATAGTAACTGAATTAGATAGAAATGCTAGGAAAAGTGCAAATTGCGAACCAATAAAAAAAGAATGGGTTGATTCTTATTGGATTTGGACAATGCCAGATAGTTGTGAACAAGGATTACCTCACACTAGAGATAAAGATATAATAGCAATGCCCGAAAGTTATCATGGTGATTATGATAAAACGATTGAACACGAGAAGGTTCATTTGAATCAAAGAAGAGAGCCTGAAACCTGGATTAGCTTTTATAAAAATTCTTGGGATTATGAAATTTTTACCGAACCACCTAAATTTATGCCAAAAGAATTAATAGAGAAAAGAAGAGCCAATCCAGACATCAGCTTTCATCCCTGGTGTTGTTGGAGGAAAAGATGGTGGTCCGTGCCTATTTATAAAGATGATTTAAGTTTATCTAGAACACCAATTATGTGGTATGACCAATTAGAAAATAAAATTTTAAATAAACCACCAAGTGAATGGATTAATTTCTTTGGAAATAAAATTTCACAAGTGGAACATCCACACGAAATAAGTGCAATTATTTTATCAGAAAAATCATTTAGAAATAATCCAACACCCGCAATAAGTATATTATTAAATAAATTTAATTTAAATTAAATTAAATTAAATTTAATTTTATAAAATTAAATATTCTAATTATAATATATATGGATAATACAAATTGGTCTAATGGATATTCATCCTTGATAAATACTAATAGTAATTATGAATATCTTAAATTTTTAGAAGAAAGCGGAACTGATTTAGGTTTAGAAAGTTTTCAAAATTCTCGTAAATCAAAAAAAAATAAAAGCAAATCAAAAAGTTCTGCAAAGAAAAGTAGTAAAAGCAAATCAAAGAAAGTTAGTAAAAGTAAATCAAAGAAAGTTAGTAAAAGCAAATCAAAGAAAGGTAGTAAAAGCAAATCAAAGAAAGGTAGTAAAAGTAAATCAAAGAAATCAAAGAAATCATCAAAAAAAATAGTAACTCATACAAAAGGGAAAAAGGGTAAAAAATATTCTCACAAATTTACTAAAAAAAAGAAACATACACCTAAAGTATCTCCTAAAGTATCTCCTGTAGTGTTCCCTTCAATTTCTCCTGGAGTGTTCCCTTCAATTTCTCCCGGAGTGTTCCCTTCAATTTCTCCCGGAGTGTTCCCTTCAATTTCTCCTGGAGTGTTCCCTTCAATTTCTCCTGGAGTATTCCCTTCAATTTCTCCTGGAGTGTTCCCTTCAATTTCTCCTGGAGTATTCCCTTCAATTTCTCCTTCTACTGATTATACAACACCTTCTTCAAATAATTCAGGATATATTAATTTACCAACTTTAGCTAATCCAACAACAACTACTAATCCATTTTCCGGAGTTATTACAGTAGCTCAAGATTATATTGGTTATAGATTTGATCCAAGAACTAAATTTGGAGTAACTTTTAATGA